TCATACGCCTCCTTTCTCGACTAATGCTTCTAACTGCTGGCTCTCATACATTTCTTTATACCAACCATGTTCTTTCATTAGTTGTTCATGTGTACCTCGTTGTACAATTTTACCTTCATCCACAACAAGAATAAGATTGGCATGCTGAATTGCACTTAAACGATGGGCAGTAATAATTGTCGTTTTCCCTGCTCTCTCCCTCTTTAAAGCATTTAAAATCGTTTCTTCTGTTTTTGCATCTACTGCTGATAAACAATCATCTAAAATTAATATTTCAGCATCCGTTAATAAAGCACGCGCAATAGAAATTCTCTGTTTTTGACCTCCAGATAAAGAAACGCCTCTTTCCCCAACTACTGTTTCATATCCTTCTGAAAATTGAAGGATGTCATTGTGAATACAAGCAATCTCTGCAGCACGGGTAATTTCATTATATGTAGCATCCGCCTTTCCAAAGGCAATATTCTCCCCAATACTTGCTGAAAATAAAAAATGATCTTGCGGCACATATGAAATGGCAGAACGGACACCGTAAAGTGTTACATCGCGAATATCCCGCTCTCCAACTTTTAATTCACCATTAAAATGATCATACTCACGGATTAAACATTTTAATAAAGTCGTTTTCCCTGCCCCTGTACGTCCTACAATCCCTAACGTTTCCCCTTTCTTCAAATCAAAATGAATATCTGTTAAATGTAACAGTTCATTTTTCTTATACGAAAACGAATCAACCGCAAATGAAACATCACCGCTCGCTATTGTATGCACAGCATTTTCTCTATTTACTACATCTGATTTTTGTGAGAGAATTTTTTCTACACGGTCATACGAAGCACGCCCACGCTCCATAATATTAAACAGCCATCCAAACGCTAACATTGGCCAAACGAGGGTACCTAAATACGTCGTAAATGTAACGAGATCACCTACTGTTAATTCACCTCTCACAACTAATACTGACCCGTAACATACTGCGATTAAAAAAGAAAATCCTACGATAAGAGCGATTGTTGGATCAAATAACGAATCAATACGTGCAACTAACATATTTTTATGTACGACATCTTCTGATTTTTTTCGAAACGCTTGTAAATCTTCTTTCTCCTGTCCAAGCGATCGAATTACCTTCATCCCACTCATACTCTCTTGCACTTTATCATTGATTTCCGAAAACGATTGCTGTGCTTTATGAAACCTTTTATGTAATAAAGTTCCGTAATAATTTGTCGATATTGCTACAATCGGCATTGGAATTAAGCTTAACAATGTTAACTTCCAACTAATTGTAAAACCCATCGCTACGAGTACACATCCCCCAACAGCCAATGAATCAACAAGTGTTAAAACACCCGCCCCAGCAGTTTGCTGAATTGCTTGAATATCATTGGTCGCGTGCGCCATTAAATCACCTGTGCGATTTGACTGATAGAAAGATGGACTCATCTTTGTAAAATGTTCATACAAATTTTTCCGTAATTGGCGAGCTAACTTTAATGAAGACCCAAAAATCATAATACGCCACACGTAACGTAATATGTACATCGTAATACCTACGAGTACTAAGAGTACAACCCATTTTAGTAACTTATCAGTCGTTAATGTTCCCTCATTAATTTCATCTACAACAATCCCAATCACTTTTGGTGCTACAAGTTCTAAAAGTGCAACGCCAAATAATAAAATAATTCCGGTTATGTACGCTCGTTTTTCTTGTTTAAAAAACCACGCTAAATTCATAAACACTTTCATATTTTTCCCCCTCTCTTAAAATGAGCGATGTTTTCAGTTTACCAAAAATACAGAATTTTTAAAAGTTTTAAACTCTGTCCATATCAAAAAGAAAAGACACTCTTAGCGAGTGTCTTTTAGCGCTTATTTCATTTGTTGCTTGTTCATTGCGCTCATCATTTGATTGATTTTCTTTTGGGAAGGTTTTTGTCCCATTTGCATCAAAAACCTTATATATCAAGGTTTGATGACTATTTCCCACCACTTTTTCTGTTAAGAAAAATATAGCACATCTTCATTTACCTTGTCTATAAATTTACAATATATTATACAAAAGTGGTTTATCATTCATCTATTTTCCAAATCGTCACTTCACACGTTAAAATAATTTACTGCTTTTGTATAAAATCTTTCATCGAAGCCACCGAATAAAAACCATTATCTGTATTATCTAAAGGAAGAACTTTTCTTATTGAGTCAATATCACTTAACATTTCCGATAATAATGCTTTGACTTTCTCTTCATTATCTTTTCCTTGATGATACTTGACTGCTTCATTTATGAATGTAATTGAGTTTGTTGATAAATTTTGGAGATTATTTTCTACACTTTTATATTCTTTTGGTAATAAATCTATCTCTATAGTTCCTTGGATATCCTTTGCATATTTCTCTATCCCTTTTAAATTGTCCTTTAATTTCTTATCCGTAGTGGCTTTATTACTTAAATCGTTTGCAACATTATCTAAACTAGATGTTAAACGGATTACATATAAAGGCATTGTTTTTAAAACCGCTTGCCTTCCCTCATCTTTCTTTTCCTCCATTTGAGCATCCTCTTGTTCTTTTGCCCTATCCTCTGTTTTCGAATTTTCTTCAAATGCTTTATCTGCCAACGTTTCTTCTTTTTTATTTTCACATCCCATAAGCAATAAAAAAATCGAAAGCATCATAAAAATAGATATAACTTTTCCTTTTTTCATATACTCACCTCTTAATAAATGTTTATCTATATTAAAATTATATAATTCATTGTTTATTAATCTGCCAAAATACCAATAAAAGCAAAAACTATAACAATAAAAATAATTAAAATTACACCACAACCAACAATATCCATAGTTTGCCCTTTATCAAATTGTTCTTTCCTTCTTTTATACTGTTCTGCATCATATTCCATATTAATAAATTCACTGTTTCCAGAACGTTTATTTTCTTCTACTTGTTGCAAAAGTTTTGTATACAATTTAATATCACATTCTATTAAATCGACATACCCATTATGATATCTAATTATTACATTAAATGTGGAATCATTTTTTGCAGACAAAGCCCCTGCTAATGCTCCTGCACCACCTAAGGCAATGTTGCCAATAACCCCTCGAACCACAGCACTTTGTACATTTTTCGCACTATCTTCACTCAAAATTTCAACCATTGAAATATTCTGCTTCCATTTTCTGGTCTCAATATTTATCAGTTCACTTTTCACTTTTTGTCCAATAATCAATTCTTGATTACGCCAATTTAATGTATACCCTTCTTTTAGTATCTGTCCTGTTACCGTCACCCCTGTAAATGGTTCCAATTTCCCCATCGGTATGCCCACTTCCCTCTAATAAATTTTGCACTTTATTAATAAAAATATCATACTTTTCCATACATATAAACTTCCTATTACGTACTATTAAAGAAATTTTAAACTTATTCCAAATAATCATGAGACAAATATACAACCCTATTTCATATTCCTTTAAAATTCAGTTTAAACATTCTTTTTATTATGTAAAAGAACGGGCGAAGCCCCACCGAACGAAGTGAGGTAATGAGCCGAAGGCGAACGGGAGAGCGTTAGCGAAAGAAAGATAGGGGAGCGCTAGCGACCTTCCTTTTATACTATCTATTCTTTTTACTATCTATTTTCTATACCTATCACTTTTCGTCCTAAAATGGACATTTTCTGATGAACTAATTTCGCTTTTTGACCAAAACAGGACAAAAAATGATACCCATTGCAGTTTAAACAATCATTTTAACACTACAAAGTGTCTAAGAGGGTGTCAAGATTAATAATTAGGTACTTTTGAGACAGGATAAAAACCTTTGTTATCAAGGGGTTTGAGGATTCTCTAATTTGCTAACTTCTTATATAGAAAACCAAATCACGAAAACGAAAATCAAAAAGATTCCCACCTCAAAAACGACCTCTCAAATTTGCTTGTACCAGATTTTAAGAACTAATCCAATACCAAAACATCTAAAACAACTAGAGCGCCATATAAAGAAAAATAAAGGCATATCATGAGATACACCCAATATTTCTATTACCAAGGGTCACCGCTGTCAAAATTATTTTGAACTGTTACATTTCCAAAAAACTTCTCTGAACCTAATGTCTCTATTTCACCATTTATAAAACGTGCACAGATTCTACCAGAATAAGTACCCTCACCTCTGTTAGTCCATTTATAAGACATTACATCTTTATCAAAGTTTAATGAGTAAGAATATGTACCATTACGATATAGATAAAGTGCATAACCAACGAATCCAGAATAGTTTTCAGCATTAACATCTTTGCCCCATGTATAAGTAACTATCCCATCTCCATCTTCGGCTACTTCTCCTACTGCTTTAATATCCATTGGTGATACATTAGTTTCATAATTGTTAGGTGGTAAAGGTTTAACAGTTTCATCTTTAATTTGAAATTTATTAGATGTCTGCGCTAAACTTCCTTCATCTTCTACATATGTATTAAATAGAATAGAAACCTTAATAAAATACTCACCTGCTTGCAAGTTTGTATAATTAATAGAATCAGATATAGTTGTAGTAGTTGAAATCTCCACATTATCCTTTAAAAATACAACCTTATATCCCTCCCATTCACGATACCTAACTTTATTATCATCGTGTGTCCAAGAGAAACTAATCTCTCCAAGAGATGTAGGTGTTTGATTTTTAATATCATAACCCTTAATTTCACCAACATTGGTTTGTAATCCATTAGGAGCACTAGGTAATGTAGGTGTTACACCTTCACGGTAGAATAAAGAATCATCAATTTGACTTTCCCAATCAGTAGGTCTAGTTTCTCTCCAATAAATTTCATTAACATAATCAGAAAAAGAAGTTGTATTGTCCAAACGACAGGTAACATTTAAATATCCCTTCTTTTCAACAGATACACCGATAATACTATAATTTTTGTTTCCTATAATTATTTGTCCATCGCTTTTACCAACAAGTTTCATAATTTTTCTGGTCAAAGAAGTATCCCTTACAAACACATGAATCTCTGAATCAATTGTAACCATTGATACTGTACTTTGATAATGCTGTGTGTAATCACTTGTGCGCTGAATAACCGCAGGACATTTCAAAAGATATTTACTTGTTTCATCCGCATACTTTAAATTAAATATGATATTGTGCTCACACTGTCTCATAATCCCTTTATAATTCTCCGAACGTGGTACAGTTACTTGATTCCAAATCATCCAATACATTTCTTTATAATAGATGTAATCACCACGCATCATTGCAAAATTGGTTGAAAGATATTTATCATTAAATTCTCGAGTATCAGTATTTGTAATAATTCCATACTTCTTCTCACCATTTACATACACTTCTTGACCTGCTAATGACATCATGTCATTGAATGCGTTATATTGCAGTTTAAAAATATTAAATTTATCCATTTTCTTATCCTCCTTTCTTATTGAAATAAATTGAAGAAGTTGCTAGGTGCAGAATCTTCATTTGGCATTTGACGAATCTTCTTTTCTAATTGGTCAACTCTTGACTGCAAATACTTAGCAAAACTGTCAATTGTCATATCATCTTGTCTATAGTTTTTGATTAAGTGTGGTTGGTTTGCAATTGAATTTAAGATTGCTAGTGCAGTCGCATAAATTGCTTTCTTATTGGCTTTTGACGATGCATTGTAAGTTGCATCACCGTTAATTCCTTCTTCCTCTAGGTACACAATTAATTCTTCATACGGCAATTCAATACCACCGATTTCCATTTTTAATCTATCGATATTATCCATATCTATATTCTCCTTTGTAATTGATTTGTTATATATTAAGCATTCATGAGAGTTACAAACTAATCTGTTAATGTACTCTTGAATGTAAGTTGGTGTATCCAATGGTTCATTGTTATAGAGCCAGATTCCTTCATATGTAAATACGAATATATGCGTTTTAGCGTTGTGGTGTTCCGTAATGTAAAATCCATTCAATTTGATTCCATTAACTTCATATCCCATGTTCTCATCATCTTCAAAATGAATAAGGGTTGCACCATATGGAGTAAAGGACAATTCTTGATACAACATACCTGCAACATATGGATAAATCGCTTCATATTGTTCAGTTGTCATTAGTGGACGTTGTTTGATTGGATTTAATGTTAGGTACGTTGATTTGATTTTATTTTCGAGATATAATAGAGATTGGCTAGGTAAATTTAGGATAGAATCAAACATCATGGATTCTCCTTTCTGAAATTTTTTAGGGTGTGTGTTGAGAGGTTGGCTATAGGAGTATTTCGCTAACATGGGGTAAACGTTTTGTTCGGATACACCCACTCAACAGGACAAAAAATGAACAATAAACGAATAATAAAGTATCCCCATAATACTAATTATGTGGTAGTTTACATAATTAAGGTTATAGGAAGTCCTATCACACGAACGTCTATTGACAATTCAGTCAGAACGTTCGTTTTTTGTTTTACGTTCATTTCCTTCCAAACGCACTTATTCGCCAACCCAAAAACGAACAAAATCGAGTGATTAGAACGTTCGTTCTCTATATACCTCCCTCATTTTTGTTCGCTTATTTTCTGGCTCGGCTCATCCTCGCACACATGCATTACTTAAAAGTGTGTCGCATGAAAGTAATACCTTTACACCACTAAACATTGATATATCAATATTTTTGCCAACTCCCCACACACAATCACAACACTTACATATGTCACGCTTGCTCCTCGACTATACCCTATTTCTTAGTTGCAACGTCTGCTTTTACATCCATTGTCTTTGCTTGCTCATGCTCATTGACCTTGTTATTGACTTGCTTCTGCTCACTAACTCGTTTCTCACGTTCAAGTATACGCTTCAACTCTAGGTGTTCATTGCTAACATATGGATTGATTGCAACCAATGACTCCATACTGATTGCACCAACATCATACATCTTAACTAAGTTATCAATGACCTCTGTCTCATTGACTGGTCTTGCATAGTGGAACACCATATCTAACGAGTCAATAGCATCTTCACTGTATGCCTTGCCTTGCTTACCTAACAGACCCACTACCTTGCTGTTGCGTTGCTCTAGTCCCTCTCTTAGGTAACGCTCGTTGAGTCCACCCTTCATGTCAGCAAGTTGATACAGCATTCTCATACTCATCTCTGATAAGTTACTTACATCAGAAGCATTCAATGCTACAGCAGGAACACTTGCAATGTTAATCAGTTGTTGCATAAGTGTATTGAAGATTACCTCAAATGCCTTATGATTGACACCATTACTTACCATCTTAAAGTCAGCACCATCATCTAAAGTAATTCCACCACCAACGATATGAGGATTCAGCCCCTCTCCTTTTAGTTGTTGCCCAATAACTACTGGGATTGGATTATGATGTTTATAGAATGAATCACTAAACTTAGATAATAAATCCTCCATAGCATCAATGATGTTAATAAAGTCATCTAAATCGCTCTTTCCAAATGTCGTGCTCAATTCATTATCTGTTTTATAGTGAATTGGTAGACCACTAACATTCTTATAAGAACCCACAACACGTAAATCCATTCCTCCAATTGTTGAATACTTCACTACTTCCTCTAGTGTATAGACAACATAGAAGTCACTCTCTAATGATGTATAATACTCAACAAATGCAATCATCTCGTTCTCATCATTATAGATAGGATATCCGCATTCTGTCGGTACGACCTTACTGCTCACATTTCCATCATCTTTGATATACACATACTCATATGCATTACCATACTTAACTAAGTTATTTAGCAGGTCGAAGTCAATCTTGTCATAATTACCTTTCTTATACACCCTCTGCATATCTCCAACAATTTTTTCCTCACCAGTAAAAGTTATCGTTTTTTTTAATAGGTAAGTAGTTTCAAGGTTCACAATTAACTTTGCATACTGTAATAAAACTTGTCGTTGTTGATATGGTTTATTATTATAACTTTCTACAACCCTATTTGAGATAGCATGTTTACCATCCAAATATTTTTTCTTCTCAATTGTGTCTAAAATTCTTTTCTGATTTTCAAAATGAGATACTTCATCAACAAACCAGAATTGGTTACCGTTATGTACGGTTTTAATATAATCTTTTAAATCCATTTCTTTCTTCCTTTCCAAAATAAAAACACCCTTTAAAAGGGTGTTTAATTCTAATCCACATTTATTGTTCCGGGAATTACACCGATAACTTGGTCTAAAAACAAAGTAAACTCTGACATGCGGATTGTGTTATTATTATGTATTATCTTTACATCTTCAAGATAAATCATTACATTTGATTCTTCTAATGCTTTATCATCATTTTCTACTAATCCATGCACCATCGCTAATGCAAGGTCTCTAACTTTAACCTCACCATTCTCTTCCTGCACTCTTTTAAATTGTTCTATAAACTCTTCCTCATTGTCTAGATCGTATTCTCTTATAGTCGCTAGCGCTCCCTCAATATACCCAAAACTAGTTAAAAATGTTACTTTAGGTACTGCTTTTCCACCTGCCTCAATTGCATGAAATAATGACCTAACATATGACCTTTTTAAATTTAATTTTACATTACTCATCTAAATATCATCTCCTTTTAATCAACATAATTCGACAAAAGGATACAAAAACCTTTTAAACATACCATTTATTTTGTTTAATACCTTGAATTGCTAATGCCATAGCAATTACACAATCATCATGTTTGTCATTACCTTTTTTATTTCCTGTTTTCCCATCTGTTTCAATGAAAATCTGCATTTGCTCTAGTGTTTCTTGACAGTTTATAAAAATCACTTCTAATTCGAATTGTTCTTTTAAATCTGTAATCATAATATTTTTTGTTACTTGTGTAGTTTGATATCCTAGTTGTAATTGTTTTTTACCTGATTGCTGATTAAAAACTTTATGCTTGTACAAATTCATATACTCATATTCTTTTCTTAAACGTTCTAAGATTGGCGTACCAAAAGAGTTTCTTTCTACTGTTAAAAAAGCATAATTATAAAACTTCCCAATGATATCAAGTAACTTAGCAAATTCATAAACAGGAATTTTATTGTCGTAAAAACTTAACACCTGTTCACCGTCTGCATTTAAAATTGAGATAGTAGAATAGTCACCACCACTACCACTTGCAGTATCCACACCACCATAATAACGGACACCCTCAACAGGTAATTCATAAATCATTAACGATTTTCCAATGTATTTTGCAATACTATCTGGAATAAACATTTTTACATCTCTATATAGAAATGGTTTTTTAATATATTTTAAGCGTTCGACAATCTTTTGTTGGTCGAAAACGTTTAATCCACTACTGATAAATGATTCCATTGGGGTTGCAGGAAACTCTTGATAAAATTGTTGTAAAGTCATATCAAGTAATTTCCACCTGCGCCACATTAACTGTTTAAGAGTAGCACCTTGATTATGTAAAAATATTTCATCTTGCTCTAAATCATCTTTAGTAAGACGCTTTCCTTTATTATTTTCTTTGTACCATATTTCCGCTTCATCATAATCATCTTTGAATTGTTTTGCGTATGAGGAAGAATAGAAAGGGAAGAAAAATGCTTTGTATTTTGAATTTCCCTTATATGCGTTCATGAAGAGTTTTTGATAGGAGTTGAAACCATTTGAAGTTGTTTCAATTACTAATTTTGATGTTTTACTCTTTGCCAATGCTTGTTCTGCTGATAATAATATTGAATCTTGATTCTCATAAAATGCAAATTCTGATAGTAAAATGTATTCATATGTTGTACCACGACCTATATCTTTACCTCCTGCTGTTGCAAGTGTAATAGATGAGCCATTATCAAATTTCAATTGGTTACGATTGTTTTGTGTATCTTTCGGAAACTTAAATTTGTCATGTGGAAGGTCATCGTACATCATTTTTAATTTGTCAAATAATGATGTTGATGACTCCTGTTTATAGGAAACTACCATGTAATTTGTTCGTGGTCTGTTCATTGCCATCCATAAACACAAAGCCAATGACATTGTACTAAAGCCAATTTGTCTTGCCTTTGCAATTACGTTAAAACGTCCCATTTCATCAATGAATTTTTTTTGTTGGTCATTGACCACAAAATGTATGTATTCGCCTGTGTTTGTCGTAATTTTGACGAAATTTTTAAGCCATAATACAGGGTCATTATTAATCAATTCTAGTTTTTCTTTTGTTGTTAATTTCTTGCTCACCTTACACCATCAACCCATCGTCATCTTCTCCATCTTCATTAGAGATGGTTTCGAATCCCTTCACGATAGAATTGATTTCCTTGTACAGTTTAAGGAATGTGCCAATGGATTTATCGTCACCACCAACTGCCTTCGCTCTTACTGCATCGTACATCAATCTAATATCATCAATCATTAACGATTGTAAATATAGTGCCACCAAATTTGCATACTCTGGTGTCTTTTCCCAATTTGTAAAACCATTCATAGTTTTCCTACCAACTGAAATAAGAAATTCTTCTTCACTTTTCGGCTGAATAGTTTGATTGAATCGTGTATCTGGGAATTTATAATTAAAATACATCCGATTCTCTTTTGTAACTTTTTTTAATGCTTCTTTCAACGTCATTTCATTTAAACCTCTTTCATACAAAAATCCCAAACCATACTGATAGTGAGTATAATAATAAATAATATATAACCAACTTATATTCTTCATTATTTATCATTAGGCACTTAATATATTTATTATATTACTCACTATTCGTATGGTTTTAAAAATCCGTTACTTTAACTTCTTCTTTCTTCGCTTCTTTAACACCTGTAACATTACGTGTTATATATTTCATTTCCTCTTCTGAATAACTTCCAATTCCATTACAAGAATAAACGCTTGCCCCATCTGCTTCTGAATTGATTACATATGTTGCAGGAAAACATTCAATTAGACCATGTTTCTTTAATCCGTCCAATGCACTATTCATTTTCCCTCTTGTTATTCCTGTTTGTTTCATGATTGTATCGTGTGAAATTTCAATTGTTCCACCTGCAACATCACATTTTGATTTTAGAAAACTATATATGTAAAACGCATCTGTACCAAGATTTTTATTCGTCATACACTTTATGAATATATTAAAGTTCACATTATGTGTTCTAGCGATGTTATCAGAATCCACCCCACCAAAAAATGTTCCATAACCATATTCACCATCACTATCGTATAAACCAAATATTGGTTCTTTAACTGTTTTGCGATTGTTTTCAACTTTTAACCCCACATCTGAAACAGTTTCAAAATCAATAAATCCATCTTCATCAATTGTGTAAGATGCAGGTGCTTCTTTATATGGAATTGTTTTAGTTAATCCAAGACCATCTAAAACACCATTCTTTTTGATTATTTTATCTATTCTTTGTTCTCTGGATGTAAACCCTATCAATTCTTTTAAAGCCCCTACATCTGTGTTTTGGTAACTCATAACACCGTATTTAGCGTTACGGTACAACCATGTAATAAGATACAAATATGAATATGCAACATCAACATATGTTGTGGTTCTTTTCCCTTTCGTTGTTAATGATTCTTCTTTTAATAAAGTTTCAAACAAACTGTTTGGTAGAAACACTTTCCCATGTTTATCTTGATGCTCATAATATTCAACTCTTGATTTAAATTCTCTTTCTGTTACTTTCCCCATCTTTGATTACCCCTTTATTTTTGATTATCCTTGTTGATAAAATCAACGATTATATTCTTTTAATGCCTTATCTAATTCTGATGTTTTATTAAACAACCAAAATTCTTTGCCATCTCTTGTATATGCCTTTGTAATAAATTCCATATCTTTGTCGTATCTCAAGTATTTTGCAACTCGCTTGTCGTAGCAGAAAAATAAATCCTTTGCAGTAATGTTTTTCATTTAACATCAACCCTTCTTTTAAATTAACTTTGTAAAAAATTCCTTTTTAATATCAACTTTTCACCATCGACTCTATATTCAGCCAATGCAATTTTTAATTCTTCTTTTCTTTCAAACAACCAAAATTGTTTATTTGTTGTAATATGCTTTGCACTACAGATATACTTGAATCCCTTTTCATATCTTAGAAATTCAAGTAAGTTTGTGCTGTAGCAAAAAAAATACTTTTCCATATTAACCATTATCATCTTCTCCTTTGATTTAATTCATTAATGTCATTTGTAAATTGTGCTTTCCTGTTAAGGCGTATGAGAATGGATTTTGTTGTATCTCTACCATCCCATTATCATATTTGCTATCTCTTTTTAATTCGAAACTTGTACGCTTAAACGCTTTTCTTAATTCAAATTCCTTTATAGGAAGGTGAATGTCTAACTCTAGAAGGTTACTAATACCCTCTAAATTCATTTTTGTTTCCAAGGAACCACTGTCATTTAAGAAAATTTTTTCAGAAGAATTGAATCTTCTTTTTACCTCTACGAAATCAATAAGTGTATGTCGCTCTTGTAAGCGAATCATTTCTTCCATGCCTAACTTCTCTAGCCAATTGCACTGTGTTTCTCTGAAATTACCTTTGTAATCGTAGTATCCTAAGTAACTAGAATCAATTGCCATGAGCATTAACATACCATCTTCTGTTGAAGGCAATGGAATATCATATAATGCGTATAATAGTAACGCTGTACTCATTGCATATTTGTCTGTGTAATTCTCTCTTGGAACTCTTTCAATTATGTTTGGATTTGCACTCATTATGTTTGGTTTACTTGTATTGGAGAGTATTGTTACGTGGTTGTCGTATGTCATGCCATTTACAAGGGCAATATCAACACCGACTGCTTTACGTTTATCTTTTTTATTTGTAGAGTAAAGATTGTTGAAATCGTAGAAGTGTTCCACTTCCCAACCTTTAACTTGTTTGATGATTGTTGCACCAACTAAACTGTCAATATCATCACTCATACATACTGTATAATCTGCTTCCTCAAATACCCATTGAGGAAATTTGTCTTTAAAATCTTGCTTCATAAATTAGCGAAAGTGTAACTTTCACTCTTAAAACTTTTGCACTAATTTATGTTTTTAATGTTTGATAAAATCCAAGTTTTATCTTTTTATTTACGTATCAATCTTTATTAATGTTATTTGTTATTCCTTTGTTCCCCTTTTACTCACGTGCTGATTGAGTAAAAGAGTTAAGTTTCTACTACTTCCACATATTTCACTCCTTTAACTTATCTTTTTTAATCTATTTGGATGATTCCTCATCCTGTATATAGTATAACATTTTTTGTTACACATTTCAAATTTATGTATTACATAAAACTAAATTGTCAAGTGTTTTTTAAAAATTATCTATAAATTCTTTGTACTTATCAATTTTAACTCTATCCATTTCACAATTACCTGTCTCATATTGACTGATTAATGATTGTGAACATCCAATATGTTCGGCTAATTGTCGCAAACGAATTTTCTTTTTTCTGCGCTTTAACACATATTCATCCTTAATGTTCACTTTGATTACCTCCTATTTAAAATTTTAAACGATTATCAAAATAATATAGGAGAGGGTTAGCCCCTCTACCTATTCATTGTTTGTTACATTATTACGCTTGTTTAAGGTTATAAACTGCGACTGCTTTTTTACTTCCAACCTCAAGTGAGCATTCTGCCACTACCTGACCTTTAACATTGTCACCAGTTTTACCTAGTTGTTCAAATTGTGGTTGACGTAAGAAAGCAACTTTAAGAGCATTTACATCAAATGCAACAATTTTATCTGCTGGCATATAACGGTCTAGGATAAAGTTAACTTTTCCGTAAGAAGTTTCTACAGAATTTACAACAATACCGAAGTCAGTAGTCACATGTTGGTAAGAATAACGGTCTTTGTATAGTTCGTCAATTTGGTCTTTTAAGTCAGCACCAACTAATGCATAAAATTCACCATTTTCATTTCCTGCTGTCCATAATTTCTTAACAAGTTCCTTAATTTCTTTCTCAGTTAATACATCTTTAGTAGCACCGTTTACAACGTTATCTGCGTCAACAAATTTTAAAATACCATCCATTTGACGTTTACCACTAGCACCATCGTTCTTAACACCATTAATTAGTTTTTTCTCCATACCAATAGCAAGTTCAATTAAGCGGTCATTGATTTCTTGTGCGAATAAGTCGCCAACTGCACCTGTTGCCTGTGCTGTACCAGATACAGAAGTTGCTTTGTAGAAGATTTCCATAACGTTATTTAGTTCTGCACGTCCAGATTGTACGAATTGAGTTGCGTCAATGCCTTCATCAACTGAAATGTCAGCAGTACCATCAAGAGTTTTTTCTCTCCATGTGTGAAATTTACCTTTCGAGTCAACATATAACCCTTTGCTTAAAAGTAAAGTCATGAAAGGAGTAGCGATAGGTGATACTAAAGCGATTTCATCGGTAAGATGAATATTTTCCTGTGTAGTTAATTTTTTAGAATCTAACATTCTTTTTTCCTCTTTCTTATATTAAAAATTTAATTTTTGACTAATCATAGATTTAGTGTCTTTGTTTTTCTTAGCAATGCTATAACCATCCACCTGTTTATGATTTGTCGGTTTATATCCATTTGCCAACTCTAGTTGACCAATGATTTCCTTTAATCTTGTAATTTGATTATTTAATGCTTCTGTATCATCGACAGAAACGTTAATGAAGTCAGCGAAAACTTCAACGCCTTCTTCTTTTAAGGTTTGTGCAACCTCTCTTTTCCAAATAGATTCCAACTTTTGTTGAATTTTAATTTCATCATCCGTTAATTCTTTTGGTTTGTATTGTGACAACTCTTCAATCTGGTTATATAGTAAATCTACTTCTTCTTTTGAATAAGTTTTTTCTTCAACTATTTCTTCATTTTGTTGAGTGTCTTTAATTTCAGTTTCCTCAACATCTTGTACCTGTTCTTGATTATTGATTTCGTCCATTTTTATTTAGCACTTCCTTTTAATTCAATAAAAATAGGAAACAGTACAGTCGTACCGTTTCCACCAGTTGGCTATCACTAAGATAAAATCCTAGCAGGTTACAACGGTTAGCAGTCCGTTGCAACTAATTTTAAGGGAATCCTTTTAAGGGGAATTAATTATGCAAAGGGGGTGCATAATTAAAATTTTCAATTTGAAAGCAAAAAATATTATTAAATTAGCGCCTTCATACATAAAATAAATATATGGAAAAGTGTAACTTTTTAATTTGTTATATGAAATCGTTAAAGTTATTAGGTGGATTTTTTAGTGTTTGAGGTGACTTTTTATTAGAAGAGATAAAAAACCACTCATACAGTTAAAATGAGTGGTTTAGAATCTATTTGAAATTACTTCTTTCCAGTTATCAAAGATTTTCTTTTCACAACGTTTAAGAGTTTGTTTGAAGTTTGTCTCAGTCATTTCTTGATTTGTTAATTTCGTCATCTGTTTCGCTATATGACGTTTCTTTAAAACAGGCGTGCCATCTTCTTTCCATCTGAAAGCATCTGTATTGTTTTCTTTTAAATCTCTTTCAATGATGTTGTAAACATCTTGCACAAATTTAGTTTGTTTTGGTGTAAGCCATAAACTAAACGCTTCCAATCCTCCAACATTCTTCAATGTTTTCCCAAACATCATCATCCATATATCTGTTTCTTCTGCTTTTGTTTCTGCCTTTACATATGTAGATTTATTTCCTTTACGGATACGCTTAACATTATCTCTCTTCATTTGTAATTCAATGAATTTCGTCAACATTGCTTTGTTTATATATTTCACCATTTCTTTTGTTTCTCTCTCACAATCTACTTTCTTAATTGCGTAAAGAAATGCTTCTTCAAACAATGGTAATAAATTATCTTTAGTTTGTTTGAAATCTGTTTTAAACTCATCACTATTTTGACTTAATCCTTCAAATTGGTTTAAAAGGTTAAAGAAGTCATACTGTCTAGCACGTAAATAATCTCTTACTTCGCTTTCATTAGCGTAAATTGAAGAAAAATCATAATTACGCAATGCTCTCCAATCTAATTCAATCCAATCTGCTTCATATAAACCATCTAAAAATTCATGCAATCCTTCAAAATCCTCTGATTGATTGCTTCTTTCAGTTAAGTTTCTAGCATTTCTCTTTGCAAAACAATTTTTCATCATGAATGCCCTAATACGATAAGCCACATATTTTAAACCATCTTCTACTTCTGGTGCATTATCATTGTATTTTAATGTTGTTAAATCTTCATTCACATAATTCAACAATGCTTCTAAAATTTCTGTATCTTGTCCAGTTTCTTGATACTTTCTAATTAATTCTCTCATACTTCATTTCCCCTATAATTTAACTCAAATGCTTTGGTTTAATTCTTCCAGATAGTTGAAGTGGTAGTATAACATCATTTTCAACTAATCTTTTATTTCTCATATCTAATTTTGAATTAATGATTGTAAGAAGATATTTCTTTTCATCTACTGTCCAATCAGTAATGTTTGCAAAAAGCGTTTCTTTTCTATTATGCGATTGATAATAAACACCTTCAACATCTTTTAAATTACAATCCTTATCTAAGGTAATTTTCTTTCCGTTTGATTTTGCAACCACATTATTTGATTTTTCATCTACTTCTTTAATCTCTTGACCTTTAATAATTTCAACTAACTGTTCATCTGTTAATGGCACTAAATCCATTTGTACTGTTTTTCTCATTTTAAACATCCCTCTATTATATATATAGGTTCTCCCCAACCCTTAATTAAAGTATAACATTTTTTGTTACACATTTCAAATTTATGTGTTACATAACCCTTGACTTTTTAAGGTTTTTGTTATAGAAATTTTCCTTATTAACATTTTTAAGCAATCACGTAATTTTTCTATTGACTTTGATTGTCCGTCCTTCAACATTGGTTGAGAGTTTGGAAATGGCTTGGCAAAGGTTGTCTACCTTGTTCACAAGATAAAAAAATTATCAAGTGAACAAAGATAGACGACTTTCACAACATTGTATATCGAGTATTGGTATCCGTATTGTATAACCCTATTTGTCGCAGGATTTTTCATCCTAACAAGTCTACTCTGTCAAGTAGCCCTAAGAGTTTCTCTATTCTGTAACCTTACACTTTGGCTTTTCAGTTACTTAATTCCGTACCTCATCATTCAGAGGAATAGGAAAAGAATAGATATTTATGACTTGTCCTACTGTACATATCTGTACACTACCTTTCCTAACAATCAGCGTTTATTGGTGGCTTTCACCATTCAGACACAAGCGTAAATAGGGAAACGCTTATTGTATCCTATCCCCTTTTTATGCGATGGCAGGGTCAGTACCTGTCAAGGTTATTTTATAGTCGTATTAGTCGGCAATCCACGACTGGAACATCCTAAAAAAGACAACACTTAATAACCCTTGCATCATCGAATTTTTTTCGATAGAATGAAGGTAGGACTTGTTCCTATTCAGTTTTTCTGCAAAAAACTAACGTGAGAAGTAGGGTGTTGGTAGCACTCTACTTCTTTTTTCTTTGACAATTAAACAACTATTGAAGCAATGACGCTTTCTGTTTCAATATCAGTGATGAGAAAGTTATTATGAAGACCTGCCAATATTCATTAATGGACTAGATGGCATTGCCTTTTTAATAAGTTCAAAATCCTCTAATGACTGTAAATAACGCTGTGTGGTAGATACATCAGAATGACCTAGCAATTTTGATAATGTGAAGATATCAATTCCGTTTAAAATACACTGAACAGCGAAGAAATGGCGAAACGTATGTGGACTACATCTTACCTCTTCAACTTCTACCCTTTTCCCTGCTTCTTTAATTACATTGTAAATCCCCATATGCGACAATGGGTCGGCTGTATAAGACAAAAAATAATTGTCTGTCTTAACAATTTTATCTTTGAGATATTGTTTTCTTAATCTCTCATATCGAATTAGAATCTTTTTTAACGGTGGAGAGATGAACATAATACGCTCCTTATTACCCTTACCATTAACTAAAATCGTTGTTTCTTTTACGTTTTGAGTCAATAACCCTCTAATCTCCATCGCTCGCAACCCACAATCGCTTAACATGGCTACTATTGCTTTATTTCTGGCTTCGATGTAGTTTTTAAAACTAAATGCGTCTATCATTGCTGATACCTCTTGAACAGTAAATCCCTTCAATAATTTCTTAGGAACTTTCGGCAATTCAACCTTTTTAGCAATATTCTCTTTAAGATATTCCTCTTTCTGACACCAACTAAAGAAAGCACGAACGATTTTAGACATAGCTACTATTGATTGTGGCTGTAAGCCCTCTTCATGCTTTGCTCTAACGTATTGCTTTAAATGTAGCGTATTGATGACTTCTAACTCGCTTATCCCCTTCTCATCCAT